TATGAAGGTTGAAAATATGGAAGAATTTGCTCTATGATTTGTAAAGCATCATCGTTCGTCTTTGACAAAATTGACAACTCAAAACGCATGTTATATGGAACAGGCATGTATGTCTTTTTTTGAGTTGTTGGTGACGATGGATCTCTCGTAATAAAAGTCTTCGTTGCCGTAGTTTTTCTCTGCGGATCATATGAGAGTCCAGTAAACTCAAATGACATCCTCGGCAAAGTGAGTTGAACTGGTTTGTTTAAATCTGGTGATTGTTCTAGTCTTGCTAAAAATTTCTGAGTAGGACCATAAGCAAGAGGAACTTTCATAACACTGACTGTGTTATTGCTACTGTCTCTATGCTGAATGTTTATGTTGTTGAAGAGTGTGCCAAAACCAATGACAGTTCTTCTAAAAATTTCGTGATAAAAATATTCAAACATTTTTTGGTCCTATTATATAATCTATTTAACAACTTTTTCGGTTATGGTTCTCCGAATGGATTTCTCTGCGTAAAGTCTAGAATGTTATCCCCACTAATCTGAATGACATTATTTTCAGCAAAAGGATCAATAAGATTTTGAGTTTGTGCGCTGTAAAATGCATATGTTGCCCCAGACTCGGATCCAACAATTGCTTCTCCATTTGTAAAGTTTCCAGTAATAATGCTAACTTGTAGTTCTCCACTGGAAGCAATCCATTTTTTAACTCTTGCTGTTGTTCCTGATGTTCCACCTGTAACTATCTCATTGAACTTATAGTCACCAGATCCGAGAGTGTTTGGATCGGAAACGGTAATCGTTGGAACTGATGTATATCCATCACCAGCATTTGTGATATAGATTGCTGAAATTGAATTTCCAGAAAGAATTGGATATCCAGTAGCAGTTGTACCACCACCAGGAGCGCCAGAGAATGTAATAATTGGTGTCGTGGTATATCCAGATCCACCGCTAGTAATTGTTACAATACCAATTGTTCCTGTGGTTCCTATTCCAGCAGTTGCAATTCCACCAGATCCAGTTGTACTGATGAAACTAATTCCTGGTGGATTTATGTATCCAAATCCAGGATTGAGAATAGCAACAGAACTAATACCAAAACCTATATTTGCGAAAGCCAGTGCAGATGCAGTCTTTCCTCCCGAGGGTGCTGATGATATAGCAACGATTGGATCATCTTCGTAGTCATACCCATCATTAATGAGTTGAATGAATTTCAAACCGCCATTATTGATGGTTGTTATTGCAGTTGCAGTTGATCCGACACCAACAAGAGTAAGTGTCTGAATATATCCTTCTTCTTGAATATTGTCATCAATTTCGGCAACATCCGTATCAATAACCTCATCCTCATAGCGGAAGAGTTCACATCTTAATTCATAAACATATGTTTTTTGTAGTTGATAAAATGGTTGCTCGTGCTCAACAAATTTAATCTCAAATAAACGATCTCCAAGAGGAAACCAAATTAAATCACCCTCTTTTGGTCTAGTTGATAATTCAATATTTGGTAAGTTTTTGATAAGAGGTGAGATGTAGTTTTCAAATCTTTCTTTTGAAATAATCAAAGTAAGATCATTCAATGGTTGAATTCCAAACTTTGATAATATTGTTCCTTGTCCCTCATATCCATCATATGTGTTTACATATGCTTCGATTGGATATGCATCATCAAACTTTGATTGTATAACTTCCTTAATTACAGTGTTTTTGGTTAAATATTTTCTTGGAAGATAATAAACTTCAACTCCATACATTCGGAGTTGCTCATTAATTAAACTCTGTATTAAACTTTGCTCGGAAGATGTTCCTTGCGTAAAAAATGGGTTAAGTGCCATATCAACCAATCATATCCAACGGTGGTAATTCATAATAAGAAGAACTCTTCTCTAAAAGTGCATCAATTTCTCTCTGTCCATCATCATATATTTGTCTTCCGTTTAACTCCACTCCACCAGGAAGTCTCACTCCTTGGAACTTAATCAAATTTTGTCCCCACTGTCTTTTTACAAGAGCTGTGACATATTGCTTCAAGAAAGAATCATTCCAAACCTGTGTATGTGTGTTTGGATCTAAAAGTCGATAACAGTCTATGATTAACCAATCACCAACATTTACACTTGACCAATCAATATCAATGTAAAGTCTGTCTTGTCTTTTGTTAAATCTAATTTGTTTGTGGGTAGTCAAAAGAAAATCAATTGTTTCCAAGTAACTCTTAGTCATTGCATATGTCAAGAGTTCGGTAGAACCCCAATAGTAAATATCATTCAAAAACAGTTGATATTTAATACTAAACATATTATTTGTAGTTGCATTTGATCCATCGAAATGGAACAACTTTGTCACTCCGATAATCGAAGGTGGAATTGCAATATAATTACTATTCTCTTTGTATTCAAATGATACTGAGGATCCTGCAATAGTCGTTGTGACGGTCTCCGTAGTCAATCCAACAACTGAGTTATTGTGAGGTGCCCTTCCTCTATCAATATCTGCCTGAGTGATCTGATATTTCAGAAAAGTTTGAGTAACACCATCAAAATGTCTTTCTTGAAAATACTGAACAGCATCATCTACAAGATCTTCAATCTGTTCATCGGACACGTTGATCTCTAAAACTGGTGCTCCCAGCCTTCTCTTCACATAATCAACTAATTCTCCTCTTGTGGATGGTTCTGCCATAACCAGTCTTTACTATTTAAAGTATTTATGGTGCAGATGAAATGCCAGGTTTTACTATGATGTTTCCGTCGATAATTCTGTAAACAGTAGAACCAGAACTCACGAGAACATCATAAACATATCTGCCCTCTTTTAAATCTCTTGTAGTTGATGACCCCAAAGAAAGTCTGAATTTACCGCCAGCAGCACTGGTAAATCCAACATTAAATGTTGCAACTGCATAGGAAGATGATCCTATGGAAACACTTTTCGCTAGTTGTGAGGATCCAGTCCATGTTGTACCAGCTCCCGAAAAATCAAATGCAGATCCAGAAGTTGTTTTTACTGTAAAATCATTTACAAAATCTGCACCAGTGTTAATAGTAAGGTTGATAGCAACGGGAGTGCCTGAGGTTGGATCAAATGTAAGAGAGTTAGACATTATTGCAGTTTTTCTATAAAAGTTTTAAGAAGATTCTTTATTTCATTTACATCATCTTTAATACTATCGATTTCATTTTCAATATTTTTAACTCTATTGACCTCATTTTCTTTTAATTTTTTGAGGCGCATGTACTTCTCATACTCATATTTAGAGTCATTAACTATGGCGTTGCTCTTCTTATCTCTCAGAAGAGCATTGTTGTCTTTAACTTTGATATAATCATTCATCATGCTAGTGCAATTGCTCTCATAGTCTTAATTTTTGGAACATATGCTTGATTTGTAGAAGTCATTACAATCTTAACTCTGAAATATTTGAAGTCGGGTAGATTATTTGCAGTAAATTCATAATTAGAGTAACTATCCGAAGTTGATAGAGCTTGATTTACAGAACTCTTCTCAACAAATTTATCAGGAGTTCCATTGCTGTTTGCAATGTCAATTACATCACCATCTACATCAAGGTTTTGATAACCTGGGAATGGGATGAAAACTGGATCTCCGTTTTCAGAGTTGTCAACTGAATAGAATGCGCGGATATCAGAGTAAACGTTGACGTGTGCGGAAACATAGAGTTTTATGGATCTTGCTGGATTTTTCAATCTAACAATCTTAGTCACATACTGACAATCCGATGGATCATCAAAGAGATTCTTAACTCTTGGATCAATCTTGTAATCCGCTACAACGTTATTAATTCTATTTGAAGTCGTAATCAAGTTAACTCTTGTGGTATCAATTATTGGAGACAATCTGTTGTTGTCTGTTGCCATGTTCATAAGCAACGTAAATGACTTACGACCAGGTAAGTTGGTCAAGAGATTATTTTCATTGACCTTAGATGCAACAATTCTTGGAGTAGTCAAGTAATTTGTCTTATTCAGAACAATTGATTCATAACCTTGATCCAGGAATGATGTTTCATTTCCACTTATGCTTGTTCCACTGACCGTTCTAATTTGAGCATTAATTGAAGTGAGATTAGGAACAAATGTTTGAACGTTTGGCGTAACAGCTTCAAATGGAATGTTCTGGGTGGATCTGACAATATTTCCACCAGCAGTTTTACTTTCAATGAAGTAAAGTGGGATATTTGTAGACTGCTCTGTGCTTCTGTCGATACCATAATCAGTATCTCTTGTATTAATCTTAATGTTGTAGTAATTCAATCCAATTGAATTAGCAATAGTAGAATCAGACAGTCTGTGTGTTCTATTAATTCTTCTGAGAGACACGCCACTCAATTCATACTTGTAGATTACATCTCCACTTGCAATTGCCTTCTTGACAGAACCACCAATTCCCCTGGTGATTGAGATCAATTGACCATTTGCAACTCCCTCATACTTAATGATTTCTTGATTGACAACTGCATATCCTGGATTTGCAGCTGAGACTGGAAGATTTTCAAAGATTTCAAATCCAGTTACACTTTCCAGAGACATTTCTCCATTGAAATCTTTATCATATGCCACAGATACTGTGGTTGGAGAAACATCGGGGAGAACTCCACCAAGAGTTACATAGTTGGTATTAGAGTGCATACCATGATTCTTATGGTCTACCTTGAAGTGTAAACCATCTGTAACAACATCAACATTACCAGAGATATAAAGAGCAGATCCAGAGGAGTTGCCAATAAATGTAGTAATACCAGCGGATGTGTACTTATACAAGGTATTGCCAATTCCAGTTACAAAGTTTCCTTGAACGTTATCGATGACGATTTGATTTGGTGCGCCAACGGTTGTAACATTGAATTGGAGATTTGTTCCCGTTTCAGAAGTGCCAAGAGATGCTGTTAGAACGTCTCCAACTGCATATCCTTGTCCACCAGATACCAATTCTACAATTGAAATAGATCCATTTTGAACAGTGATATT